GTGACAGTAACATTTCCCACTATGAAACGCTTATGAGGTTCTACTTGTCTATTGTGATTCTCAATAATTATGGTAAAGAAATCTCTAACACTAATATTATGGTACTCTCCAAATCTCTGATTAGAGTCATTTAAATAAGCCATATCACTTTCTATTGCGTATTCAGTACTGAACATACCCTCACTTGTCATAGTCTGGTTAGGCTTTAAAATACGCCCCTTAAAGACTGTTTTATTTCGCTTAATATCTTTCACGCGAATCAAAGTGACTAACGGCTTAATCTTCCCCCATCCAGGATTACTAAGATTAATAGTAAGGGATCCATTAGATATACTCTTCAGTAACAGCTTAATCTTCCCACCTGACAATTTGACTCTGTTAGGAAAAGGTGAATGGATAACAATACCAACTTTATCATCAGGACCATCATAGATAGTTACCTCATACATCACAGCAGCTCCTTATAAAAGATAAATTTAATTGTTCCGGTACCATTAATCGTCATATCATTCTCCCCTATTTCCAATCTAAACGAATCACTTTTACTTTCTCCTGCAGGTATTGTGTAAGTGACTCCATTTTTTAAAACAGTCATCTGAGATGAAGCAATAATAGTGGGAACTACACCTACAGAACCGACATTCATCAGTTTAATAGTCGAGCTGCCACTTATTGAAAACTCATTCGGCTGAGCATAATCTAGCTCGAAATTAAACTCATCCCAGATATCGTTACCTTCTTCAAGTGTGGCCCTCATAAATGGGTAAGCTTCAAATGAGATACTGATCAATAGCCTTCCATAAACATGATCATCCTCAACTGTTACGCTTGTGCATTTCGCCCAATAATAATAACCGTCGTCATGGTCATCGTATAGCCTGCCCCAGCCCCTTTTCATGAGCCAATTTTTCAAAACTATTTCATCGACTTTACGATGCCGATAGCTTCTTTCTTCTACTTCGAATCGATAAGAGAGAGATCTATTTTTAAAGATTCTCTCTCCTAGAATCATCGAGAAGTCATATGCCCCTTGCATAAACGGCACTTCTTCAGTAATCGCGTTCTCTTCAGGAGTGGGAGCAAGACGTTCTTTTAATTTCATATTGTATTCCTTTGTATGCCCATCGAAAAAGGTAAAACCTTCTTTAATCTCTTCCATCAATACTCCCACCTTTCTGTTAAGACTGTTTTCGTGCCGCCTACTCGGTCATATTCGTTGTATGTGCCTCCTACCAGCGCTCCACTGTCTAGGACAACTACCTGGTTACTGTTTGCTATCTTTTCAAGCCAAGCTTCTACACGACTCATATCATTACCTGCAGGTTGATAGCGTCCACCTGATTGATCGCTAGTATTCCTTCCAGCTTCTCTTGCATACCTCATAGAGACATCATGCGGGATGACTTGACTACCATTAGGAAGGTTAACGAGCTCTCCTCGTCCTCCTTCATTCATTAGGGCGAATCCACCTTGCCAATCATCAGTACCACGAGCAAGCTGAGGTATTTTGCTAATGCTAACACCTGGAATTTTATTGATAATAGAGACAGCAGCGTTTATTCCGCCAATTACTCCGTTTATGAATCCTTTTACTTGGCTGACTAAAGTTTGAACGGATCCGGAGATTCCACTGAACACTCCACTTACAAACGAAGTTAGTCCAGACCAAGCACCTTGGATTGCGCTAAAGACTCCAGATACTTTGCTAGATACTTTGTCCATGATTCGTGATATCGTGCTGAAAACTGAACTAAAAACATTAGATACTGTTGAACTGATCCCGTTAATGATAGAACTTATTTTGTTAATCGCTGAACCAATAAAGGTCATAATATTACGCCAAACACCACTGATTACAGAAAAAACCGTATTAAAAATACCAGTCACCGTAACAATGATTGGTCGAATGGCAGCAATTATGCTTGCAATTACTCCCGCTATAAAAACAATGATCGGAGAAATCACTGACATGACTGCAGCTATAATTCCAGCTATGAAAGCTACAATAGGACTTACGGTTGAAACAATGCCAGCAAAGACATGGACCACTACTGTAATGATGCTCATGATAATTGGTAGCAAAGCTTGAATCACGCCAATAATCAACTGGATTATCGCAATAAAAGCAGGCGCTACAGCTTGAACAATGTTCATAAATGCCAGGATGAGATTTTGAATAACTGGAAGCAATGAGCTGATTATTACGGCTACTAATGGCATGAATTGAGCCACTAAATCAATAACAATCATGACAACTTGCATGATGATTGGGAACAGCTGATTAAATAAACCAATCAGGATTGGAAGTACTGCGCTAATAATCGTCATCAGTGTCATTCCCATCTGAATAATAACTGGGATTAACGTCGAAATAGCTTGCATGATCAACGGTATGACTGCACTTGCCAATTGACCTAATGCTGTTCCTAGAGTCGCTACTACCGGTAATACCATAGTAACAATCTGTTGAAATGCTGCAGTTATTTGTGGTCCAAAATTTTGGAATAGCATTATGACCATTTTTACGATTGGATTAAGGCCGACGAATAAGGAAATTAGTTGAATTCCAAATCCACTACCTACACCACCAGCTTCTTGGAACCCACTAACTAAACTGCTGAAAAAAGTTGTAAATATAGGGATTATCGTTTGTACAATACCCCAAATCGTTTGAAATACAGAGCCAATTTGAGAACCTATTGAGTCAAAGGCACCCATGATTCCTGGGCCCATACTTTTGACTGTGTTAATAAATCCTTTGACATATCCAGCGACCGTTTGGAATACGGACATAACGGTATTCCTAAATGATTCATTCGTAGCCATGAAGTAAGTAAATGCCCCAGCTAATCCCGCAATAGCCACAATTACTAACCCTATTGGACTAATTAAGAATCCTACTGCAGATATTAGTCCACCTAAGCCCATAATTAACAATCCAAGAATAGTCAACACTGGACCAGATGCAGCTAATATTCCTGTAGCCATTGCAATCATTTTCTTGGTACCGTCATCTAAACTATTGAACTTTTCAACTATCTCAGTTGTCCATCTAGCTATATCGCTAATCAAAGGAGTTAATTGGCTCATAATGGATATAGTCGCTGATTCTACAGCACCAGATAAGTTTTCTAATGCCCCACCTATCCCTGCTTTCATTTGTGCGGCTGCCTCGGCACTTGCACCTGAAGAGTTTTCTAACTCTGTTGTTAACCCTTTTATGCCGTCCTGTCCTTCATTCATCAGAATAAGCATTCCGGTTGCGGCTTCAGTACCGAATATTGTTGCTAAATTAGCTAGCTTTTGAGCTTCTGTCATCCCGTCCATGGATTTTGTTAACTCGCCAATAATTTCATTTAAAGGCTTAAAATTCCCTTTTGCATCTAAGACATCAAAACCTAACTTTTCCATAGTCTTAGATGATTCTTCGGTAGGTTTTGCCAACCTAATTAGCGCCATACGTAAAGATGTACCTGCTTGGCTACCATCTAATCCAGCATTGACCATTAAACCTGTTGCTGCTGATAATTCTTCTATACTGATTCCTAAGCTTGCAGCAGGAGCAGCGGCATACTTAAAGGCATAACTCATATCACTTACACCAGCTGCGGTTTTATTGGCTGCCATCGCTAAAATATCAGCAACTTTTCCAGAATCCTCAGCTTTTAACTGGAATCCATTTAAAGCAGCAGCAACGGTATTGGCAGTTAACGCTAAATCCTCACCTGATGCCTCAGCTGCAGCGATCACGCCCGGCATAGCCGCAATAACCTGGTTCGCGTCAAAACCTTTTGCTGCCATATCCGTCATAGCTACTGCAACTTCACTACTTGATAATGATGTACTAGCACCTAAATCTAATGCAGCTTTAGTCATCAAGTCTAACTCCGTTGCACTTGCCCCAGCGATAGCTCCTGCCTTCCTCATTGCACTATCGAAGTCAGCTGTCATCTTAATGGCTCCAACAAAGGGAGTGGTAATACCTGCAGTAATAGCAGCTCCTGCCACAGCTGTCTTTTTACCAAAATCACTGATTTTCTCTCCGACAGCTTTTGTCTTTTCAGATAGGTTATTAAGTGTTTCGTTCGCACTCTGAAAAGCACGAGTAAAACCACTGGCATCACCGGTTATCTTAGCACTTAACGTATAATCTGCCATCTAATTACCTCCCTTCTCAGGAGATTTCACTCGATTTGCTTTGAATATTTTTTCTACCCATGACTTTCCTTTTTTCTCTTCCATGCCTAGGATATTTTTAACCGCATTTTCGTTATAATCCTTATCAACTTTGTGTGCCTTTTTAGGGAATAAATCAATAAACTTCTTGCCCTTTTTACGGTTAATATTTGCTTCTGCATTTAATACGGCATTCCTTATCCATGTGGTATCTTTAAGGAATTTATTTTCATGAGCTTTGCGGATAAACATTTTTTCGACTTCTGTAAGTGAATCGAATTCAGACTTAGACATTCCAATTTCCACAACAAAAAAAGCTAAGTCCATCTCGTATAGATACGGCTTAGCTAATTCTGATTTCTTTATATCTGCAGGAGTTGGATCATAATCGTTAGGCAGATCACTTTCAATCAGCTCTAACGGAACATAAACCCCAAATCTTCTTGTAATTTTTCAACGATAGCCATATTAACAGTAATAAGACCATTTTCTTCTGCTACCTTCTCAAACATTTCTGCAGCTTTATTTTGCTTGACTACCGTATTTGTAGACTCTTCTACTAAAGCTAGAGAAAATAGAGATTCTAATGTTGCATAAGGCATGATGCCGTTATTCTTAGTTACTTCTCCAACAACACTTGTCTTTGTTACTAACTCAATTGTTTTTAATTTTTGCTTATTGTATTTTAATGTGTACGTTACCCCATCAACTGTAAACATTTATTATCCATCCTCCCTTAAACTTCTGGTGTTTGAGCAGCATCTTCTAAATCTACTAATGGACCTGTTCCTTGTAATGAAATGGTATAAGTAACTGCATCATCATAAGGCGCCTCAATGGGATAACTTGTTAATAAAGCTAGCCCACCGAACATGTCTGTTTTCGCTTTTTGGTTCGTTACTTTAATCAAGAATGGATCATCACCATCGAAAAGATCCTTTAATTTTTTATGCGACGCGTGATCTCGAACGTAGACTCCATCGTTATCAATAGACCATTCTTTAAAACCTACTAAAAATTGTTTCCATCCCTCACTGTCCTTTGAGGTTACTTCAATCGTATCCTTGTCTCGGTTGATTGTTAGGCCTTGTTGACCAGCAACAGCTAACAGAGTGCTACCTGTTGTATCCCAAATGGACAGCAGTATATCTTTACCTGCAATTGCCTTGTTTAAATTACCTGTTAATTCTGTATATAAAGTTTGGCTCATGTATAGCCCTCCTATATTTTCATTTTGTACCCTGAAAAGACAACGAAATCATATCCAATAACAGCATGCTTTGTTCCGTCAGCTTCGTCTAGTATCTGTGATACTCCGTTTGGTACCTGTAACGTTACTTCATAGTCACCTGGCAACTCGATGTCTTCTGTTAAGGCTTCCTCGAGTTTTTGGATTGCTTCGAATATTTCGGTGGATCCGCCACCTTCTGTGTGAGCATGGATAACCACCTGATATCTATCTTTCTGCATCGTTTTGCTTTTTTCCGGAATAGAGCCAAGCATTTCAACGTGATAATAAGGTACAAGATTATCTTTTGGAACAGCATCATAACAGCGTAAATCTGTGTTAGCCTCCACTTTCTGAATAACTGCAGCGAGCACTGATATGAACGATAATTTTTGCAACATCTAGCATTACTCCCTTATTTTTTCTAATAAGTCTTGCTTATAGATAGGCCGTTGAGTATCGACATTTTGTTTTAAAAAGTACTGGCCAGGAACATACCCACCATTTACTAATCGATGCCCATACTCAACATGAGGAGCATAATGGACACCGTAACCTACTTCATCACCTTGATACCTTGCAGAGAGCCGTAATTGGGCTGTTTCCCCAATAGGAGTACCTCCAGCACGTTGAGACCTAGAATAAATGTCTCGAGCGTTCTTTTGGGAAACAGCGATAAAGTCAGTTTCACTTTTATCCAACAACTTCCTAGCTAGCTTATCTGCTCCCTCAATGGTTATTCTCACAGCTTCTCACTTCCATAGCGATTAACAATAACTAAGCGCCATCGATCAAAGTCGTCACCAGTCACATCTTTAATTGAATAATACAACCCGTTTATTTTTACTTTGTCAGCTTCAGATATGACAGCTTTTGATGCACGAGTAAGTATTTTACGGTTATTCACCGTTACTTCTCTTGCATCCAAGGCTACTTCTTTATCTGACCAAGAAGAAAAACGACCAATTGATTCTCTTATTAAGACTCTTTCATAAATAGGATTGTTCAGCTGGTCGCTTCCTATTTGTTGATTTGCATATAAAAAGAGTGGATAGAATCTCATAAGAATCTCACCACTCCCCTATTTCCATTATCCTGTTTGTCTTTCATATCTTGATATCTAGTAAAGTCTTTCTCATATTCTGCTAAAATATCATCGACAAAAGTAACACTGAAGGTATCTACATTCTCCGATTTAATCCCTTCGTTGCTAGACTGTGATTTATTGTACATCGCACAGACCACTTCAACGGCTACAGATTCTAGTTCTGGCGGCAGAATGGTAAGACCTAACCTTAAATTAATACGATCCAAAGCAGTCTTTATTAATTCATCTAAAAGAGCCGGATTAGCTTCTGGTTTACGAATTAATACTCTTTCTTTAATAGCCATATTAATCTACCTTTAGCTCATTTTCGGCTTTTTCAGCTGCTTCCTTACCTTTTACCTTTTCACCATTCGAGAGTTCATAGTAGCCTCCCCCAGTGTGTTTCGGGAACTCAGCTTCTTCGCCTTCTTCTAACTTTTCAATCAGCACTTTTTTAGCTGCGTTCTGATCAGTTGAAAGAATGGCCAATCGACGTTCAGAAACTTCTACACCTTCACGGGGAAAAGTTTCTCCTACCTTGTATTCTCTCTTGTTATCTTCTAAATCTAAAAATTTAGCAACAACCTTATACATCTAATCACCCTTTCTTATGCTTCAGGTACCGGCTCTCCAATTGTAATTTTCACAACACCGTCAAGACGTTCAGCGAATAAAGTTACGCCTGATAATGCAATTGTTTCTGCAGTTAGATTTTTCTTTTCGATATCATGCGTTACGCCAATTAATCCAAGCTCTTCAGTAGTGAAATCGAATGCTTTGTTGATTTCTCCACCCGTGATTTGAACATAGGCAAGAACAATGTTTTCTGGAGCAGTAGCATAAACAGTTCCTTTTGGAACAGAAGTATTGATGATTACTGTATCTACTCCTGCAAAATTTTGAATGTATGTTAAACCAAAAGCTGTTTGAGTGGTAACTTCTGCTTTTGCTAAATGGTCAGCAATGTCTTCCGGATTAACGAAAGCTACAGTTTGAGCTGCATCATCTTCAAATAAGGTTTGAATTTTACCCCATGCTCGAGCAAATGCCCCTTGTAAAGTTGTAGCAGTTGCAGTTCCGGTACCTGTTGCTAAGAAGTTGAAGAAACGAGTACGTACACCTTTTTGAATTTCTCTTAATAGCTTTTCGTCAGTCTCCACAATCGCCTGATCATATCCGTGTTTTTGGATAGACTCAACAGAAGCAGCTTTACGGTATTTTTTAAATGTTAGTTCAATAGTGTCAGCTGGCTCTGTTGTCACTTTAGAAAGTGGAATTGTTTCACCTTCCCCAACAGCATCATTTGAAGCCATTGTAACAGTAGATTTATATGTCTTAATGACCATTCCGTTTGTTAATGGCATTCTACGAGTAACCCCTAGAGCTTCAACTAGCTTAGAAAGGTTAGAGCCAAAACGTTCAGCAAAATCAATAGCAGCTGCTTTAGCTAAATCCCCTGTTACTGTTAGATTGTTTTCAGCAAAAAACTGAAGGTTTAATGGTAAACGAAATTCTTTTTTTGAATATGTCATATTGTCTTTTCCTCCTAATTATTTAAATAAAGACATGTTTTCAGATATTAGTTTCTGACGTTTCACTGGATCTTTTTCAGCCATGATATCAGCCTTAGTTAATGCCTTTCCATTACTAGTTGTTACCTTTGGCGGATTGCCTGCAAGCGCCTTTTTTACGCCTTCTTGTACCTTTTTATCCACTAAAGAAATAAAAGTATTAACGGCTGTTTGAGTGTCTTCTGCAGACTCTTTCACGACAAAGGAAAGAAGCTCATCATCGGCAACAATATCTTTTTCGGCTAGCATTTTGGTAGCTTCCTTGGAAAGGGAATAGAAAGCATCTTTTTTCTTGTAATCTTCTAGCTCTTTCTGAAGCTTTTCCAGCTCATATTGTTTCTTCTGCTCCTCATTCATCTTGGCTAGCTTCTCAGCTTCCTTTACAGCCTTTTCTGCTGCCTTTTTCTCTCGAGCCACTCTTTGTTTTACGATTTCCTGTAACTCTTCCTCCGTATAAGTTTTACCTGGTGCTGGTGGATCAGCAGGAGGGTCTGCAGGCGGATCGTTGGGCGGGTCAGCTGGTGGATCCGTTGGGTCTGCGAAAAACTGTAAATCTAAATTTAATAGATTGCTAGGTAATGACTTAGGCCATGCTTTTTCTATGATTTCTTTCATGTTTATTCTCCTCGCTTTTTATAGACTTGGTTGTCTTTTATACTCATGATTTTCTTTAACGCCTATAATCACGGGAAAAAGGCAATATAAAAAAGCACCACTAAAGGGTGCTTGAAAGTTGATTATTAATTTGTAAGTATGTTAATATTTTTGTTTCTCTTGCTTTGCTGTAATACTCCTGTTTAGGATACCAGTCGAAAAAATCGCTATTATTTTTACTTGCATTACAGCTATTGCAAGCTGGTACTATGTTGCTAACTGTATAACTTCCACCTTTTGAAAGTGGGATAAAGTGGTCTTGTTGAAGTTTTTCAAACTTACCACAATAACAACATCTTTCATCAAAGTGGTTCTTACATTGATTCCAGTCACTTAAACTAAAATCATGACCCAACTCTAAAATTTTCGCCCTACGTTTTTGAACATATACAGACATTTTAAGGCTAATTTTCTTTTTCTTCTCAGGACTCCATTTTTTAGTTATCTCTCTTCTTCTAGCGTTAATTTCATTCTTATTTATTTTATAACGTTCACGAGTTTTTTTGTTGATTATGTCTTTATTTTCTTGATGATATTCTTTATGACGTTTAATATTATATTCAATATTTTCATGATAATATTTTTTATTTTGATACTGTTGTTTTTCTGGATTATTTTTGTAATAATCCCTTTTCTTTTTGAGGATTATTTCTTTGTTTACCCCGTAATTTTCTACGTGTCTTTTCTTACTTTCTATCTTTCTACACTCTTTGCACGTGCTTCTAAAACCAGTTTTTGTATCTGATTTTTTATGAAAATTATCGGATATTAAAGCTAAATCCCTTCCACATTTGTTACATGTCTGCATCTTCATATTAACAACCTCCCCAGATTGTTCCCATTTCAAAATGTGGACAGGAAGGTGGGTGCCTTCTTTTCGGGAGCTACCCTAGTCCATAATTTAATTATACCATAGGAAAAGTTATGGACATAAAAAATAGCCGTTTCCTAACGACTAGTACCTCATCTTATCAACTAAACCATTTATTCCAACTTGAAGCATCCCTATTCCTTCGGTTAACAGCATATCGGAATATCTCGTTTCGATTGATCTGTCTTTCATCTTACAAATATAGATTACTGATTCAGGATCCGTTTCACCAGATTGCATCGATTCATGGAGAAGTCTAACAACATAACTTGGAGGAGCTTCCCCATTTTTTAGTGCTTTAGCTTCTTTGAAATCAATCATAATAAATGTTTCAACTCACTCACTCCTCCACTGGAATAACAGTTGTTCTACAACGTGCATGGAATGGTGGATAATTCACTCCGACTTTTGCACTCTCAAAATCAAACTGTTCCCCGTCTAAGCTTCTACACGTTTTGCTTGTCTTACGATCCATTACTGCAGATACTCCGTACCGTTTTACTGCAGCATCAAGAAACGCTTGCTTATTCGCTTGATTCATCACAAAATTATATTCGGTCTGCAGCAACCTTTTAGCATCGTTCTCACCTACTCCGGTTCGGTACTGTATTACTTTAGACATCTGCCTAAAATCATCCCCACGAATAATGCCGTCTCTAATTTCAGCATTCAAAGCGTTAAGTAATCTCTCTTTATTCCCCCAAATACGTGTTGAGAAATTTCCTTCATTGATCCATTTCTCGTTAAGAGTCTGCTGCATGGCCAAATTATTAATAACAAAAAAAGCTGGTGGATTTCTTAATCCTTTCATCGATGACAAATACCCATTTTCATATGCTTCTTCAAGCAACTTCCGGAAACCTTCTTCCTCAAAGGCTCCAAGCTCTATCATTCTCATACGAATATCAAGCTGTAAGCCTTCTAATCTGTTAAGCTTGTAAATAGACTCCCGTATAGGCATTAAGTGAGCGTATTTAGGATTACGTCTTGCAAACTCGTCATAATTCTGAAACAGCAAATCGCGCTCTTTTTCCGTCAACGATTGAACAAGTTTACGGTATTCAATAACTCCGTCTTTTCCGTATTTCGTGTAATAGCTGGCTATTTCTTTCCTTAGCTGCTCTTCCACACGAAGGTATTCTTTTCTCATTTTCTTTTCAAACTTGGCATTCTTTTTATCTTGGGCAGTGAATAGTTGGACCATCCTTTTCTCCCAATAGGATTTTCTTTCAGCACCCATTAACAATTACTCCTTGCCACAGTGAAGCGCGGTTTACGATTAATTACTTGACTGGATTTAACTATCTTAACTGGAGCATGCCAACTGACTTTAATTTCTTTTGCACGCTTTATCTTTCTAATAGTTGATTGGAGTGTTTCAAGCAAGTTTCTAAAAGTCTCACGAAAAGTATTAACTGCATCGGCAAGATTCTTACAGAAATCCTCAAATTGAGTGTTATCCATTATTCTTCTCCTTTCACTTTTTCATAAGTAGATTCAAAGATATCAGGCTTACATGGGTAAAACTCTCCTTGGACTCCTTTTATAATGTAGTCACCAATATTAGCTTTCATTGTGCCTTCCAAGGTATCCACTATTAGACAATTATCTAGTGTATATTCGACCTTGGTTGATGCGAACTTCTCCATATCAACCGCGTTACTTCCTGTCCACTTTACTGCTTCAATTACTACAGGCTTTTTACGAAACATCGGCATTTGCATTACCTCCTGTCACAAAATCACCGTCTGGATCTGTGCTAAAGTCTTTTGCTTGGCTCTCTGTTTCTGCTGCCATTCTTTCGATCTCCTGTTTAGGATTATCCACAATGGACAGCACACTTAATTGCGTTTCCTTAGAAACAACTCCTTGAAGCTTTCCAGCTGTTTCTGCTTCATCTGCAACGTTTCTTGGGATATTTCTAGTAAACTTGTAATTAATGTTTCTCCATTCATCTTTCTTATTAGCATCGACGAACATTGGAACGCTAAATACCATTTTAAAGCGTCTGTTCATTCCACTAGTAAATTTACGTTCCTTCATGGCAGCAAGGTTTTTCATAGGCTGTAGCTTAAATTCCAGCGCTACCCCACTTGCATTGCCGAATGACTCGTCGTTTATATCTGCTACCATGCTAATCTTATGGATGAGCCTTTCGAGACGGTCCAGTAAATGCTCTTGGGAAGTATCCCCATCTGGCTTCTCGAGGAATTTAACGATTAATTTACTTGCATCATCCGTTCCAAATAAATTGATAATTCGATTGTCCCTAATTCTATGGACTCCATCCTCATCTAACTCAGCTCCTAAAACAGCTAAATAGGCATCAGCGAAATAATCTACGTCATTAGATTTCTCTGATAAGGCTTTGTCGTGAGCATTAACCAAAGTTTCTACCGATTCAAAGATGGATTGCCTTTCCTCATTTTCGATGTATTCAATAACAGGCACATCGCCGTAAAAATGAGTACTTTCATCGGAAAGAATTAATCCGTCTTTTCCTTCAGCAATTGCTATTTCTCTATCCGCTGTAAACAATTGTCCTTTAACGCCATCGTCCGTCTTTTGATATCGGACAGCAAATAAAGGCTTTTGTGCGATAGTATCGTCATAAACGATAAACATATCTAACGGATTGTTATAAGTGCTGCATGTTTCTGATTCCTCATTCTGATAAAGCAGCTCAAATCCATGGCCGTATATGCTCGTGATCTTACTTAGTTCGGCTTGGTTATCGTCCATGTCATTTCGTTTAAGAAATTCATCGACTCTCTCGTTTATACCAGCATCATCATGACTGACTTTAATAGGGATCCCAATAAAATAACCGTTAAATGTATCAACAATATACTTTGCATAGTTGACCACTAAACGGTTATCCGGCTTATATTCTGCTTTGTCTTCTTGTCTTAGAATTGGCGCGTTGCTTTCATACAACTCTTTTAAACGTTTGTACCTGGGCAGCTCTGCTTCATGCAACTTAATAAAATTCTGTACCACTTCTGCTGTTATCTCTTCTTCTGCAGGATGAATAAAAACAACCATTTAGAGACCTCCTTTAAATGTTTTGATTTTAACTGTGTTGTTAATGCTTTCGACTGAATATCTTAAGGCATCGATAATATGGTTATTTGCGTCGATTGGTTCGTTTAGCCAATTGCCTTCCCTATCCTGCTTAAATGTGTACGTGTTAAATTCTTCAATGGTATTTACACAGGACGGATGAATATAAATTTTAAAGCCTTGCAGAAACTGAATTCCCTGCATAATGGATCCTTGTCCTTTTATGCTGCCTTTCAATCCAGTTGCTCCTTTACGCTTAAGTTCTGCTATCAGTCTTTTTTCAGCACTATCTGCAACAACTGGAGAACGTAGTAGTTCCTTTCGTTCTAGCAGTTTATAAATCTCATCAGTTAGCATTGCTTTTTCGTAATGCTCGTCATATATCCACAGCTCTTTATTGGCTAAATCTATTACTGAGCTAACCAATGTTGTAGGGTCATTAGTGAAACCAAAGTCCATACCATGTGCTTGTTGTTGAATAGTCTTTATCTTTTCTAGTGGATCAAACTCTACAACTCGGAAATTATCAAAGACGAGACCTTCAGCTACTCCCCAGTCTCCATCACAGACGATTCTTGCACGTCTTGGATTAGTCCTATATAAATCCTCGTATCGAGCTCTATCGACTTCATCCAGCCATTCATTGACTCTGAATGTGGTTGTAGTGGCAAAAGTATCTTTCTCTTTTGTTTCTTCATCGAAAAAGGTCTTCTTTAGCCAATGTCGCTCACTCCAAGGGTTAAAGGTTACTGTAATCTGTTTAAAGAAGTCTTCAGCATCAAAAGAACCACGAATCGATTCGACTACTGTACGAAACTTTTCTTCTGTTTCAATCTGATAAGCTTCCTCAAACCATGCCCAACAAAGTATTCCAACTTCAACCGTGATCGACGTAATTTTTAATTCGTCATCCAGCCCCCGAAACAATATCTTTTGTCCTGTTGGCTTATAAGTGATTTCGG